CCAGCCGGCCTCCTCGAGCGCGGCGACCCTCGCTCGCCGAAGGACGATGCCGGCAACCGAGACGGTCGACTCAGACATCGAGCAACGTTGGTCGGGAGGGGCGCTCGTCGGATTCGGCCACCTTGCGGTTCACGAACTCGCGGCGAGCTTCGCGCGCCTCCTCGTCCCAGTCGATCCGACGCTGGAAGGGCGGGATGTGCGCTTGTGGGTCGACGGTCGGACTCGGTGCCGGGCGCGACAGGCAGCCATATCTGGCAGCCGCGTGCGCGTGGCCGTGAGCGCTCTCCCACTTCCCGTCGACCGCCTCGCCAGCGTCCGAGCCGTCCTTAGCGATCGGCGCCGAGCGCATCTGCGCGACGAGCCGCTCGCACGTTTTGAACATGAAGAGTCGCGGCGCACCCGTCTCACCAGTGCGCGGATGCCAACTCGGGAAGGGACGACCGGGCTCGGGATGCACGAGCTCGAGCAGGCGCGCATATCCGGCAGCGCGGTCGTTGTTCGCCGCGATCAGCCAGTCGACGCCGTGCTCGAGGTACTCCGTCTGCACGCTCGCCGGGACGCCGCGCCGAGAGGTCAGGCCATGCGAGGCTCGGATCGTGGGGTCGGCGTAGCAGCGCTGCCACTCGAACTCACCCGAGCGCCAATCGCGGCGGCACCACCCGTTCTCGCGGCGGCGCTTGATCTCTGCGGCGTGCGCGGAGACGAGGCCCGGCGAGTAGTAGTGGTCGAAGCAGACGAGGTTGCCGTCGTGGTCGACCGCCCACACGAGCCACGCTGTCGGGTTCGCAGCTCCGTGATCCATCGACTCGAAGCGCTCCCACTCGGACGGAACCTGGAACGGGTCGACGACGTGCAGCGCCTCGTCGAACTCCTCGTAGGCGGCTCCTTCGAACGAGCCCCACATCCCTCGGATGAACGACCGGAACCAGTGCGGCCGCGTCTCCGCGGTCGCGAGCATCGCCTCGACGTAGTCCGAAGGCAGGTTCGGCGCGTTGTCGGTGAGCTCGATGTGGACGTAGCGCGCGCCGGCATCGCGCGTCTTGGGATCGACGAGCCGGCGGTAGACCCAGTGGGTGAGGCTTCCTGGGTTCGCGACCGCGACCAGCTTGCGAGGCCCGCGCGCATCCGACAAGCGGCCGAGCATCGTGTCGAAGAAGCGCTCGCCCTCGTCGCCTTCGGGGAGCTCCTCGATCTGATCGACGAGGATGCCGCCGAGCGTCAGGTTCAGCAGCTTGCCCGGCTCGTCGAGCGAGCGGAAGAGAATCTCAGAGCCGTTACGAAGGCGAACGAGCTCGTCCTTCGCCACGTATGCCTCGACCGCCTCGGGCGGGATCAACGGCGGGAGCGCGCCGTCTCCGTGGAGCATCGCCTTCTGCGTCGAGTCGCGAAGCTCGCGGTAGGTCAGGCGGCTGACCAAGTAGACGGAGGGCATCTCGATCGCCGTCTCGACGAGGAGCCTGCCGGCGGCCTGAGTCTTGCCACTGCGGATCGCGCCGCCGATCGTGACCACGCGCGCTGCCGGGTCGTGCCAGGCGCGGGCAAGCTCGGCCTGCTTCTCAGTCGCGACGAAGGGGGGAGCAAGCTCGGAGGGCTTAGGCGGCATCGGGCGGCTCCTCTCCGAGTGGGAGGGTTCCCGAGCGCTCCGCGCGTGCGTCCAGGGGTACAGGTTCAGACGCTCCGATATGGAGAGTCCTCACCGACGTCTCTGCCGCCCCCTCTCCCTCGTGGAGCTCGAGCACGTCCGAGCCGTCGAGCTCCACGTCAGCCACGGGACGCACGACACCAGGGAACGCAGTGCCAATCACGATCGTGACCGGACCAGCAGAGCCAGCCCCTCCGTCCACCTTCGGCGTGAGCCCGAGTGCCTCGAGGGTCTGCACGTACAAGCGAAGCCAACCGCGCGCGTTCGCGTCTAGCTTCTCGGCGAGCTCCTCCTCCGTCACGTCCGGTGCGAGCACGTGCCCGAGCGCACGTTCGACGCGAGCGGCGGCGAGTGCACCTGCCTCGAGTGCGGGTGTGAAGCGATCATCGAACTCCCCGCCCATCGCCTCTCGCAGGCGAGTCGCGATCTCCTCGACGCGAGGACGCAGGTGCAGCGTCGCGTAGGCGCCGTGTCTCATCGAGAGCTCGTGTCCCGGTTCGAACGGAGGCCACGAGTAGCCGCGCTTCGGCCCGCCGCTCATGCCGACGCCTTCTGAGTGGCCTGCCGAGACGGAATCGGGCCTCTTACGGGCAGAAGCTCGACGTTTGTGCCCAATGACCGCGAGCGGCGACGCCTCGGGATTGGCTCAACAGTGGGCGTCGCAGGCTCAGACGACCCCCTGCCAGAGGAGCAGGCGAGCCGGCGTCGGACCTCGTCCAGGTCGAAGCGCAGGCGTGCTCGCGGGCCTGCCCCGAGGCGAAGCGCGCCGAGCTCGACGGCGTGCGCGTACACGTAGTCGCGCTCGACCTGCAACCACTCGGCGAGCTGGGCCGGTGTGAGGAGCGACTCGCCCGCGCGCATCATCTCGGCAGGAGCGGTCACGGAAGGGCCTCGAGAGCGGGTGCGAGGGCACCCTCGTCCGCCCCGTTTGCCCCCGTCCGTCCCACAGCCCGTCCCCTATAGGGAGTGGGACGAGCGGACGGGCTGTGACCTTGTGACATAGCCTCGTCCGCCCCCGTCCCAGGCAGCGGGACGGACTCCAAGGGCGCATCAGCACTGAGAAACCAGTACGTCCCGGTCCCACCCCGTCCCAGGTCACGGGACGACCTGCTTGTAACCCGTCCCGCCTCTTCGAGCGTTTTCAGCGCTTCGCGGACGGAATCGGCCCTTCCCTTGACTCCCGTTTCGACCTTCGTTGTGGACTCCCCGGCGTGGTCGGCGAGGTACTCGAGGACACGCTCCTGGCGCTCCTCGTCGTTGACCTGCTGGACGTCGACGAGGCGTAGCTCGAGCGACTCCTCGTCCCAGTAGGCAGGCGTGCGCTTGAACCCGGCGATGTTGTTCCCACGAGCCTCGACGTAGAGCTTGGTGCCCTCGGCGTCGACGTAGATCCCTGCACGCGCGGCGGCGCCCTTGAACACGTCTCCGTAGGAGCGCAGGCGCTTGCGGTTCGTCTCCGTCGCCCACGGCATGTGGTCGACGACGAGCACCGTGCAGCCGGTCGGATCGCAAATCTCCGACTTGATTCGAGCGAAGATGGCGCCGGGCTCGCGGTCCTTGAGGTCGAGCTCGGCGGCGACGTTGTACCAGGAGTCGACGATCACCAGAACGAAGCCGTGCTGCTCGATCGTCGCGCGCAGGCGAGCAAGATCGCGCGGCAGCGCGAGCCCTTCATTCAGGAACCATCGAATCGGCAGCTCGCCCGGCGTCTCGCGGACACGGGCGTAGAGCTGGACGCGCTTCGCTTCGTTTCGAGTCGAGTCGTCCTGCCAGAAGTAGGCGACCGGACCCTGTGCCCGCGTCGAGCAGCCGAGGACGTCACCCTGACCGCGGGCGACCGCATCAGCGATCTGAAGCGCAAGCCAGCTCTTGTGAGTCTCGGGCAGGCCGGCGACGATCATGAGGACACCACGCGGGACGAGTGCGGACACGAGGTCGTCCACGTCGTCGCCGAACTCCATCGCCAGCACCTCGGCGTGCGAGTGGCCGGCGAATGTATCCCCATCGCCGGTAGCGGCCTTCCCACCTTCCTCCGGTCTTGGCGGAAGGTGGTGCTTCGACCAGTCGTAGAACTCGGTCCGTCCCTCGAGCGCACGGGCGATCGTCTGGGCGCCGTAGGTCGACTCGCCTCGGCGTCCGTCCCACTTGTCACGCATCAGCCCGGAACGTCGAAAGAGATGGTCGACGCGAGCAGGGTCGCCACCCGTCCAGAACGCGAGCAGGTTGCAGAGTGCGAGGTCTGCCTCGGATGCGGACGGGTAGCCGGCCGCATCCCCGCTCCACAGGCGTGCGAAGCTGGCGCCGTGTTTGGCGGATCGCGCCCGCTCGAGGAGGACCTCGTCGTCGAGCTCGAGCGGCCGTGAGACAGGAGCAGCCGTGTGCGCCAGCGGACCGAAGACGTGCCCGAGTACCTCCTCGAGCTCTGTCTGCCGATGCTCGATGGTGGGGGGCGTGCCCTTCATGTGGTCGCCGGTCATCACGAAGTAGCGGCCGTCCCCGTAAATCTCGACCGTCCCTTTCCGGTTGCGGGGATGGCCGTTCAGAGAGCCGCGCACGATGACGTGCGCCCCGCGCCCGGACACGCTCGTTTCCGTGTAGCTCCCGAGCGCCGTCACGATCGCAGCCGCGTCGCTGTTGAAGTCGTCGAGGTCGATTCCGACATAGGGGTCGTCCTTCGAGAACACGAAGCCGACGCCGTCTGCCTCCGACGAAGCAGCGAGCGCAGCGTCGAAGGTCGTCCAGGTGTTCGCATCCGTCGAGCTCGCCCGTCGCCCATCCGTGCGGCAGGGGACCTTCGTCGGCTTGCCGTCGCGGTCTTCGGTTCGCCAAAGCACCCACTGCGGGCGCTCGCGAAGCTCTAGCGGAATCGCATCGACGTTCATGCGGCCTTGTCCAGCTCCTCCTCGTCGACGCGACGAAGGGCGATCACGGCGCCGCTCGCGTAGTAGACGACGAGCCCGTCCATCGTCTCAATGGTCACCGGCGCGCCTGAGTCGGCTGCGGCCCGGCGATACGGAGTTGGGTCGTTGTCGGGCGACGGCCGGTCGTGTCGTCTAGTCCATGTACTGTTCGTCATCGGTAGTCCTTTCGCGCGAGCCTTGAGCCCGGTCAAAAGCCGGGCTCGCGCTATGAGTGGGGCCGTTGCCGGCCGGGAAGATCAGATGCACTGGCAAGCCGAGTTCGGCTGCCGCCTTGAGGAGTCGTTCGCTAGGGGGTCGCTGTCCGAGCAGGACCGCCGAGACGTACTGTCGCGAGCAGCCAGCCTTACGCGCGAGATCGCTGGGCCGGACGGCCGGGATCAGGAACGGCCGAAGCGCAGTGCCGTTCGTTCGCGTGGACAGATCGGATTCGATGGTTGTCATTGTCCCTGCGCTCGGAGTTTTAGCACATGGACAAGGACGGTGCCAGTGGTCTGCCGCGACTTGACAACCAAGTGTGTCCAGGCTAGGTTGACGACGTCATGCAAGGACACGTCGCCTACCGGCAGCTCGTTCTGAGCGAGAAGGACATCGAGAAGCTCCGGCTTCCCCTCGTCGCTCCCATCAACGACCTCATCGGCCAGCTTCGCCCGAAGGAGGGCGACGAGCCTTACGTGCCCTACCTCTTTGAGCGCTACCAGCCCCTTGGTGGTCGGCAGGGCATCCTCGGCGATGCTCAGAAGCGCGTCGTGCAGACGGCGTTTCTCGACGCCGCCTTGGGTGCGACCAAGGGGCAGCTCTCCGAGCACGTCGCGCCGTATCTAGCGCGACTCAAGTTCGCCCCCGACGGGATCGTTGACGTGCCTGACTTCACCGCGCTCGCCGCCTGGTCGCTGCTCGAGTCGGTTCGACGCCTGCGGCTCGAGCTACGAACGTGCCCGACCTGCAAGGGGAAGTGGCTCGCGTCGCCGGAAGACCTCTCGAGGTACTGCCAGCGGCTTGCCCCCGGTCAGGTGTCGAAGGACTGCCGGACCCTCGACTACGAGAAGCGGCTCGCCGGCGACGTCGCGTACAGCGCCTACCGGCGCGAGTACAAGCGGCTGACCGAGGCGCAACGTCGAGGCAGCCTCGACATCAAAGAGCTCATGCGTTGGCGCGAGCAGAACGGTCCAGCGCAGTGGCTCCCGTTCGACGAGTGGAAGGAGGAACAGCATGGCTAGCAAGATGGACCCGCTAACAGGCAAGGCGCGTAAGGCGAACAGGGCGCTCCGTCAGGCGGTCACTCTGCTCGAGGAAGCAAACCTCGACGGTGTTAGCGACGCTTGGCGCGAGGACATTCTCAAGACGCTTGACGACGTTGCCATGCAGGTCTACGTCGTTCGGACGCTCGTCGTAGGCGCCAGGGAGGCCGGCGATGCCTAGAGCACCCAGCGGCCAGGTTATCGAACGCCAGGGCAAGGACGGCCGCACGTTCGCGATCCGCTACCGCGTCGGCGGCACGCGGTACTACGAAACGACGTCGGCGGCGACGCGAGTCGAGGCGGAGCAGGAGCTGGCAGCCACGTTCCGTGACGTTCGCAACGGCACCTGGCAGCCACCGAGGGCGACGCCTGTCGTCGACGTTCCGCGGGAGGAGTCCGATCTGCACATCGCGGCGAGTGAATGGGTCGCCGAGAGGCGAGGCGAGCTCGAGCCGCGCAGTGTCGAGGCGCTCGAGTGGGCGCTCTCGCACATCCTTGGGCACCTGGCCAAGTACCCGCCCTCGACGATCACGGCTGCGATGATCGACTCGTACAGGCGCGCGAAGTTGCACGAGGGTCGCCTCTCAAGGCGTTCCATCAATCGAACGATCGCCGTCCTCGCGCAGGTGCTCGACGACGTTCTAGAGGACGGCGCTCCAAATCCCGCGCGCGGTAAGAAGCGGCGCCTCAAGGCTGACAAGCCGGAGCGAATCTGGCTCGAGCTGGATGAGCTCCGCTCTCTGCTCGCCGCTGCTGGCGATCACCGCGCCTTACTAGCAACGATGGCGATGGCCGGCCTGCGTGTGTCCGAGGTGTGCAACCTTCGCTGGCGCGACGTCGACCTCGCCTCCGGGCGTGTGCACGTCGCGCTGTCGAAGACGGCCGCTGGCCGGCGCACAGTCGCGCTCTCGCCCGACCTGCTCGACGAGCTCAAGATGCACAGGGCGCGCTCGCGTTGGCAGGAGCCCGAAGCGCTGGTCTTTCAGACCCGCAACGGCACCAAGCGCGACCGGCACAACGTGCGTAGCCGGGTGCTCCTCCCCGTCCTCGGGCGCGCGAACAAGGTGCGGGAGAAGGCTGAACTCCGGCCGATCGCGCACGTCACGTGCCACACGCTACGGCGGACCTATTGCTCCCTGCTCTACGCGGCAGGCGCTTCGCCGGCCTACGTCATGGGGCAGATGGGGCACGAGTCGGCAGCCCTCGCGCTCGAGGTCTACGCGAAGATGATGGCCCGTCAGAACGACACCGGAGCCGCTATGGACGAGCTCGTCCGCGGTCCCGAATGGGCACAAATGGGCACTAGCTCGCCCAACGGTCGAGCGGCGTTGCCTGTCGAGAGGACGACCGTCGCCGCAAACCCGCTTGCCGAGACTGTCTGAACGATGGGCGGTGCAGGACTCGAACCTGCGGCCACCTGCGTGTAAAGCGGGACTCCGAACCGGCCGGAGTCCCGCTCAAAGCCGCACCACCAAACGGTTTGCGTTCGCCAAAACCTGACGAGTGGATGAGCCGAATACCTGCCGATTTCCGGGCGATTCCGGTCGATACGGGCACAAGGAACGAGCTTGTGCCCAAACGACGGCTACTCGCTAGCCGTATGTCCGAGTGATGCCACGATACGCCGAGCGCGCTGGTCGTCCGCCTCGCTCAACTCGTCCCAGACCGTCAGTTGGGCAGGATCGAGCTCGGTTACATCGAGGTCGAGCACCTCGAATGTGTTGCTTGTCAGATTGACGTAAGCCGACGCCTCGGCCATGAAGTAGACGCGGACACAATCAGGCGACGCTCGCGGGAAATCAGGCTCCGGGCGTCCTAGCATCCTGTCGGCGACACTGCGCTCTCCTAACTCCTCGTGATGCTTGACGAGTTGCACGTTCTCGCGTGCCGCAGCGATCCCGTCCCACGTCGGCTCGAAGGGTTGTCCGTTGATCGTGATGTGGTCGATCTTCACCGACTCTCCTTTCGCTCCACGTCCGCTCGGCTGTGCCTCTGGAGGTCTAGGCTTGCGACAGCCACGCCGACATCTTCGCGTCATCATGAGGACCTTTGGCGCACCCAAGATGATCGTCACGAGCGCAGCAAGTGCCTTTGCCACCTCTGCTCCGACGCGGAGTGAGTCGAGGACGGGCTCCATGGCCCGCCTATCGGCTGCTCCTGCGGCGAGGTTGGGGTTACTCGTCCGAACTCCTCGTTACGCTGCGCTGGTTGGGCGCGACGAGAATCGGGAAAACACAAACGCTTGTGGGGGCCGGCCCGAGACACCCGGCCACGTCCGAAACAGCCATCTCGACGAGCGAGCGTCGACGACGTAGGCTCAAGACGAGGCGGGGCTGCCCATGGGTGGAGCCGAGACAGTCGCGGTGTTCAAGTAACCGGCCCCGCCTCCCGGACTGATTCCTTAACACGCGGCTTCCCCAGTCGCCAGGCAGAGAAGCTTCGTAACGCCCTGCGACCTTGGTTGCCACACGCCGACGATGGGAGTACGTTCGGGGACATGCTGGACCTAACCCGGCATCCTCAGTTGGTACGTTCCGCGCGGCCTCGGGGCCGGCGGTTAGGTCGTCGCGCTCCGGGGCCATAGCGCAGGAAGGGAGGCCCATCGTGGCCACCACCGTCCTGAACTCCGATCTCGTCGAAGTCGACGGGGCGCTCGAGCCGAAAGCGATCGCGGCTGAGATCGCTCGGGATGCTCACAGTCGCGTTGCAGAGGCTGTGACGCTGACGCTCGACTGGCTCGAGGACGAAAACAACCCGCTCAACCAGGTCCAAAAGATGCAGTTCGTCGAGAACGTGTTGCGCTGCATGGACGGCTTCGAGCGCCAGACACTCGACGCGCTCACGGACGCGATCGGGCGAGCGAACGATGCCCGCTGACATCATCACCGAGATGGTCACGCTCCCTCGCGCGCTCGTCGTGGATCTGCTCGTTGAGGCCCACGCCGTCGCCGATGTGATGGAGAAGATGGCGGGCGTCTGCCCTACCCCGTTCACCGACCGGATGATTGAGGCGGCGGAGGAGGTCGCCCTCGCCGTGCTCGGCGAGACGTCGGACAACCTCGACGAGGGTCCGCGGGTCCTACTGTGGCAGGCCGGGGAGCGAAGGGCGAACGAGCTTCTCAGTTCGTGGATTTCCGATCAAGAGGGCTGAGTAACGTGAGCGAGGGGGGCCGATGTGGGCGCCGCAGCATCGGCCCCCTTGCCTGGTTAGAGTCGCACCGAGGGATACCCAGCCCTCGCCTCCCGAAGGGTCCCGGCCACCGAGGGGGTTGTCGGGACCCTTCCCCCTCCGCAACGCCTCCTAGCGATCCAGGCGCCCCGCGAGCTCCTGGGTGACCTCGGCGAAGTGAGCCAGGCTCGGCGAGCCCTGCTCGAGGTAGCGCGCGAGCCAGCGCATCGCAGCCTTCTCGTACTTCGGCGATTCGAGTTCCGCGTAGAGATGGACGAGCTGCAAGGCGTACTCGAGCGGCAGGTTCGGCAGCTCGCGAGCAGCGTCCTCAGCAGCCCACAGCGCACGTCGGTCGATCGCGAGGCGGAAGCGGACGTGAGCGTGCGGCTGGGCGGTCAAGAACGTATGTTCTCATGCTGACGTTCACTCCCCGCGCGGCTCGAACTCGAGAGCGCTGATGTCATTCCACGCTTGCTGGACGGCCGCTTTGAACGTCACGCGGGGTGCCTTCTGCCGAGCATGGTCAGCTCCGATGTGTCCGTGTACGGAAGGTGAGTGACTCGGGTCACGGTCGTAACCCCAGACCTCCTCATCGTCCACAACGAGGTAGTAGGCGTACTCCTCCCGCCGGATGTGCTCTCCCACCACGACGACGACTTCGTGAACAAACATGCGCGATCGCTCCGTGAGCATGAGCTCGGCCACCACGCGGCCACGGCGTCCGTTGGTTCCCTCCTCTTCGGCAAACATGGCCGTGGCTGAGGTGAGTGGGACCATGGACAGCTCTTTGAACTGCCGCTCCTTCTGCTCGAAATAAGTCCAGACGTCCATGAGACTCACGCCTAGTATCGGCGCGAGCCTGCGATTCCTCGGGGTCTATCGAGCGAACACAGGTACGAGGACGCCCTGCTCGACGCCATCGCGTAGTCGGCAGTGGTCGCGATAGAAGCTCGCCCACAAGTGCTGAGTGAAGCGCGGCACATCAGCCACGCCATCGTCGAGGTACCCCTCGTAGAAGTCGGCCGACGTGCATCCGTACCGGCCCTCGAACTCGACTAGGGCACTAGCGAGCGAGTCGGCGTCGTAGGCGTATCTTTCCATCCGGACGCACCTCCCTCCCCCAGTTGGCGTGTCGCGCAAACAGGATGGTACTTAGATCGGACGAAGCGACGCTTTCCATGAGCCTCGTCACAGGCGCTTCGCGTCGTAGGCGCGCTGCCACTCGAATCCGAGCACGCGGTACGCGAGCACCGCACGCTCACTAGCCACCGACACCCGCCGCCTCTCGAACCTCGCGGAGCGTCTCGAGGTACGCGTCGTCGAAGGAGTTGTCAGTCAGCCAGCGCCGCCAGTCCTTCAAGGTGTCGACGTCAGCCTTCGCCGCTGCCCTCTTTGCGGTGGCAGCCTGCGGAGCCGTGAACGACCCCCACTTGACGAGGAGGTCGAGCTCGCGCTCGTACTTGGCACGCTCGCGCTCGATGCCCGGTGGATGCTCACGCTCGACCTCCGCGCGGACGACGTCGACGGCCTGCTTGCGTGAGAACGTCTGGCGAAGTGCCTGGCGGACCTCGGGATCGCGGAGCTCTTCGGGGAAGTTGGCTCGCAAGCCAGCCATGACCTGCTGCGCCTCCTTGCGTACCTTCGCGCGTGCACGCTCCGCCGAGCTCGCGCCTCCCTCGACGTAGTCGACCGTCGACCCGAGAAGCCGGAGAGCCTGCTCGCCCGCTCCGCCACCGCGACCGACCTTCTCGACCGTCGAGTACCCCGGAGCGAACGCACGAGCAACTTGCTCCACGGGCTCGCCGAAGCCGAGAGCGTCGGTAGCTGAGCGGTACTGCGGCGAGAGCATCCCTGCGAGCGGTCGTAGCTCGATCGAACCGTCGCGCGGGTCGAGTCCCTTAGCCGACTTCGTCAGGTCCTCGATTGTCTCGGCGGCAGGCGCGGCGGGATTGAGCCAGCCGAGGTCGACCTCGCGCCCGCCGATCTCCGTTCGCCCTGCCTCGAGCACTGACGTGACCCGTCCCGGCGTCTCCTCGCGCTCGTGCTGCGCCGCGATCAGCGACATGACGGAGGCCCGGACGGGGTACTCGCGGAAGTACATGAACGGCCACTTGAGTGCACCGCGCTTGAACGGGTAGATGAAGAGGAAGCGCGAGAGTGTTTCGCGCTCGAACGGCGACAACGAGTCGAAGTCGATCATGTCGTCACGCACTCGCTGCGCGATGTCGTCGCGCACTCGAACGAGTGCCGGATCGTCCGAGGTCATGAGCCGGCGCCACTCGGACGGCTTCGAGAAGCCGTAGGCTTTCGCGTAGCCGAGCCAGGAGGAGACACGCCAGGGCTCGTCCGTGACCTCACCGAGAACGTTCGCGAAGCTCCGCGAGGCCGTGACCGCGCGCTCCTCGACCTTCTGTGCGAGCGCCTGCTTTCGTCCGGCGAGCTCGGGAAGACCGGCGGCGGCAGGGACCGTTCCCGCCTCGACGCGGATCGCGTCGTACAGCTCCCGGTCTGAGCGGCGGATACGGGTGACGGCCTGGCGCAGGTTGAGGAACGCGCTCGGGCGCGTCATGGCGAGGAGGATCATGTTCTGCGGCGTGTTGCGAGCGACGTAGCGCGCGCCGAGGAACGGCGTGTAGATCGTCACCGCCCTCGCCAGTGCGTTCAGGGTTCCGAAGATCGAAGCGATCGAGCCACGCGGCGCCGAGCTGAAGACGTCGGCAAGCAGGGAGCGGGCGACACCCTCGGGGACGGCACGCACGTTGTCGAGATCGGCGAGCCACTCCGGTTGCGGACCCTGGCCACGGTAGAGCCAGGAGTCGACCCACCCGGCGAACGTCTCGGGCTCCGGGAAGCCACCAGCTCGTTCGGTGAGCTCGGCGTAGAGCTCGGGGTTCTCGATCGCCGCTCGCACGCTCGGCGGAATCTGCTCGGGTGCCGACTGCGGGTTGCGGACGAGCATGAAGCCCTCGGGCACAGGCTCGCCCTGCCGAATCGGTGAGCCTTGCTCGTACAGGTAGCCACGCGCCTCGAGCGTGGCCTGGTAGCGCCCGCGCTGCCGAACCGTGTTCGAGAGCACGCGCGGCGAGGTCTGGACGCGACCCTGCTCGTACAGGCGAAGCTCGTTCTGTCGCCGCTCGAACGCTCGACCCGGCGTGGGGCGACCGATGACGCCACCAGTCGCCGCGAGCGTCGGGGCGCCCCTGCTGCCGCCCACGGCCTCGTACTCCTCGCGGTGCGGGAAGAACCCGCGAGCCTCCGGCTCGACGCCTTCAGGGAGGAGCCCCTTCTCGGCGTAACGACGAGCCACGAGGTTTCGCCGTGACGCGAGCTCGTCGTCGGCCATCCCGAGCACCGACTTCGCCGACTCGTCCGCCTGCCGCGAGAGCGTCTCTGCCGCGTCGACCGCAAGAACGAAGTCGTCCGAGTCGACGAGCCCGGATGCGAGAGCCTTCTCGAGCGCCTTGACCTGCGCGTCGAGACGCTTCGCCGCGACCGGCTTCGCGCCCGTCTTCCCGAAGTCGCCGGCCGCATCGCCGAAGACCACATCGAGATCGGAGAGCTCGCGTCGCAGTGAGTCGCGCTCGTCGATCATCGCCGCGACCTTGCGAACGACCGGATCGGCGTCAGGCTTCGCGGCGAGCTCGGCGATCTGCGCCTCGATCCGCTCGTAGGCGTCCTCGAGAACGCTGCCACCCTGCTCGCGCGTACCCCGGATGCCGGTGAGCTCGAGCTCCGTCTCGATCCCGCGCTGCGCGCGCTTGCCGCGCGGCCGAGCGTTGCGGAGTGCCTGCTCGCGCCGACGACTCCCAACCGGGAACGCCTCGTCGACGAGCGGCCGCAGATTCGTCCGCAGCTCACGCTCGAGCGCGGCCACGCGCGCGGTTGCCTCGTCGTTCGAACGGGGGCGCTCGATCGTCGAGCGAAGATCGCGCAGCTTCGTCTCGACCGCCTGACGCGGGGAGAGTCCACGCGGCGCCTCGAGCGTGGCGATCAGCGCCTCCTGCCCGGTGCGGCTGCGTCCGAGCCTCCCGATGCCCTTCCGCATGATCCGCTCGTGGCGGACGACCTTGGCCTCGCGCTGTGAGGTCGCCTTCCGCAACTCGCGCTCCTTCATACGCGCTGCACGCTGCGAGGTCGAGAGCTTCGTACCCGGACCGAAGCGGGCCTCGACGAGCTCCGACGAACGATCGAACGCACGCTGTCCAGCACGACCGACAGGATGCCGTGACAAAGGACGCGCAGTCGCCTCGCCGTACTCACCGACGATCTTCCGAGGAGCGATCCCACCCTTGACGCCGTGAGCGGCCGCGTAGCCCGGCATCCGCGATTCCTTGCGCGCGATCTTCCTCGCCTCGCGCTTCGGCATCTCCGGGTTCGCGCGCTTGACCGACCCCTCGATCGCACCGCGCGAGCCACGTCGTGTTACGGCACTCGCGGCCGGGGTGACAAGGAGAGCACCCAGGAGCGGGTTCTCCTTCCAGAAGCGCTTTGCTCGCTTCGAGTCATCCTCGTCCACCTTCCCCGAGCCACGCCCGATGCTGACGTTCTCCGGATCGACGGTGATGAGCTCCTTACGTGCCCACTTGGGCAACCACTTCGGCTCGGGGATCGCCGTCTCGTATGCACCCACGAGCCCGAGCGCATCCTTCGCGACGAGGCGCCCGGTGTGCTTGAAGGGGACGTCTCTCGGATCAGCCGCGATGTCCTTCGCTATTGCGGTGCCGTAGTCGGCGGTGGCGTCCGCTACTCCGTAGCCGATCTCCTTGACATCTCCGAGTGCGGCCTTGCCGAGGTTCTTCAGCCCACCGAGGTTGAGCCCACCTGAGCGCAGTTGCGGCTTGCGCCCCTCGCGAGGCTCCGGCTTCTTGGGCTTGTCCTTCTCCTGCTGCCGTGCGACCTGCCTGCGCTCCTGCCGGCTCATCGGGACGTCGCGCGTCGCCGTGCTCGTTCGCTGGTCGGCTACGCGCTTGCGATCGGCCTTCGCCGTCGCCTGGGCACGCAGGCGGGCTCGTCGCGCACGACGCCGCGCAGCTTGCGCGCGACGCTGCTCGGCGCGCGCTACCTCAGCTTTCGCCTGAGCCGCCCGGTCCTCGCGATCGGGAATAGCCATCAGGCGGCGACCTCGAAGGCGTCACGCATCCGATCGACGACGTCTGCGGGAGCAGTGCCAGCGAGGAGCGAGTTGAGGTCGGCCGCGAACCGTCCCTGCGCCACGTCGCTCCCTGCTCCCTCGAACCACTCGGCGAACGTGAGTTCCGGCTCGGCGGCCGGCGGGTCGCAGCGGACGCACCAGCGACGCCCCTGGCCGTCGAGCCAGTGGGCGCCGAAGGCACGATGCCCGGCCGGGTCCGAACAGACTGAGAGCGATTCTCCGGTCGAGCCACTCATCGCCGCTTCGCCTGACGGCCTCGGAGAGCGACCAAGCGATCGAAGGGCAACGGCTTCGGCGGCGGCGGCCCCGCGAGCTTCCTGTGCTCGCGGGCGACCTCGCTCTGCCTCACGTACTGCTTGCGCATCCACTCGACCCGACGCGCGAGCTGCGAGTCAGGGGTCGAGGCCGGGTTCGCGTTCTTGTTGCGGTAGCGGGCGTACTGCTGATTCGGTGTCATGCTCGTACTCCTTCCTCGAGAGTGATGCCTTGACAGGCGGCGGCGTGGACAAGGGCATCGAGCCGCGCTGTGACCTCGTCCAGGTGTGCATTTGCGTTGCGCGCGTACAGGTGGGCACCCTGCGCCCGATCAGCCGACTCGTCGCACTTCTGGCCGAGCTCGACGACGCGCTGCTTGTCTTGCCCGTACCAACCCGCGACGGTCGCGACCGACTCCTCGAACAGCACGAGCCGACGCCGGACGAGCAGGTATCCACCGGCCGCGCCTGCGATCGAGGCGAGCACTACGGCGACCACGATCAGGGCGACGAGCATCACCGTGCTCGCCCCGCGTATCTGGCGACGACCGACATCTCGTCCCCGCCTGGACGGGACACGCCACGCTGCTGCGGTGCCGCCCCTCGCGACATGCCGAGGAGCCGCGAGTACTTCTGGACGAGCGACATCTCGTCACCGCCGGTCGTCTCCTGCCCGATCTGAGTAGCGGCTGCGGCCTGTTGGAGCGCAGTGACGGCGATCTGCCGGCGGGCGTCGTCGACCCACTGTGCCGCGGCCTCGGGACCGTGCTTCGCGAGGACGTCTCGGTAGAGGTGCTGGTACTGCTCTGCGTACTGCATGACCATCGGCTCGAACAGCTCGTTTGCGGTGTCGTGAACGGCATCTAGCTCCGTTTCAGGAACGCCAGCTTCGAGGAGAATGTCGTCGGCTTGGTCGTGCGCGTCGGCGAGCGCGTCCGCGTTCTGGCGTTGCTCCACCCATTGCTGGATCGGAGCGATTTGCTCGCTGAATCGCTCTTCGAGCATGGCCCTGACGTATGCCTCGGGATTCTCGAACATCAAATCCTCGAGCTCCTCGCGTCGGGCCTGCTCCGCCTCCGCTCGCCCAGCGGCCTCAGCCTGCTGGACGGCGCCGGCGACATAACCGAGCCCCTCTCTGAGCTGCTCCCATTCGTCCTGAGACGGGCCAGACCAATCGGACTCCGGCTGCTCGTACTCGCCTACGGCCGAGAGCTCGTCTCCGGCCGGTTCGATGTATGTGTCACTCATGGTGTTCCTTTCGTTGGATGACTTCCGCGTACCCCTTGACCTCGAGCACGCGCGCGGTGTCGGCGTCTACCGACACGATCTGGCCGGCCGGGATGTGCCACTTGACGCCCTCGCGCCGGTCGACCCAGCCGCTCACGTCGCGGTTCGCGCACACGTCGACCTCGGGCACGAAGTGCTCGGCGGCCGAGACGAACGTCGTCGGAGGACGGCGACGCTCGAGGCGAACCCGGACGTGCAGCCTCATGTCCGCTCGTCCTCAGTCGTCACCGCTTCGAGAGAGCGGCGAGTGAGGGCGAGCACGCCGTCAGCAGCGCTGACGGGCATGAGCCCGAATCGTGCGAGCCGAACGACGACGGTCGTGAGGTCGACGAGCCAGCCTGTGACGAGGACCCGCGCGCGGAGGCGGAGTCTCATGAGCGCCCTCCGTGCTCGCGCTGCTCGATCCGCTTGAGGACGTCCTCGACCGTCGTGCCGAAGACGCCGCGATGCTCTCCGAGCTCGGCGATCCACCCGTCGGACAGCTCGACGAACGTCCAGCCGGCCTCCTCGAGCGCGGCGACCCTCGCTCGCCGAAGGACGATGCCGGCAACCGAGACGGTCGACTCAGACATCGAGCAACGTTGGTCGGGAGGGGCGCTCGTCGGATTCGGCCACCT